GTAGATGTTCCTTGGTCCTTGTTGCACCAACATAGAACAATCTATTCTCATCATCAGGATTTTTTTCATAGCTTTTCATTGTGTTAAAACTAAGATCAGTGAGCAACACAACATTTTCTGCTTCACCACCTTTTGCACCGTGTATGGTTGACAAAGTTATACGTGGTGCTTCGTTTAACTTCTCTCCTCTTCTTCTCATTTGTTTTAAATAATTTACTTCTCGTCTTGGAGCTGCATCAAATGCTTCAAACCAAACTTTGTCTGTGTTTAAACCATATTGTTTTTTTAACTGATCTATTCCATAAAAAGATTCTTTTACCATTCCCTTAATTTTATTTTTATTCCAGGAATTTATGTAAGAGGAAATTTTTTCTATTTGATCATACTTTAATAATTGTCCTTGGCGTAAATGCTCCCAATCTAGTGCTGACATATGCAGAGTGTGTTCTTTTTGTTTTTTAAATTTATTATTATAATAATATCCATTTTCATAAAGAGTTGGCTCTAACTTATCTAACATGTATTTAGTTCTAGCTAGAACCAACCACTCACCTGATGACATATTAATATCTTCAAAGTCATCATAGTTTGACAAGGAGCCTTGATGAATTTTTGGATTCCAAGATTTATTTATTCTATTTTTTATTTTATTTATAATACCCATCGCAAGTCCGTGCACCTTTGCAGGTATTCTGTAAGATTGTTGCAAGGGCAGCATCTGTCCTTCTTGCGCTATGAAAGAGTCCACATCTGCCCCTGCCCATCTAAATATCGCCTGGTCATCATCCCCTGCAATAAAAGAATCTGTTGTCTTTTGCCAAATAGCTTTTGCCATGTCCCATTGCATTCTTGATAAGTCTTGTGCTTCATCAATAAATACAACATCAAATTTTGGCACAGCTAAATCTGACTTTGTAAATTCTAATATCATGTCATTAAAGTCTATAAGATTATGTTCTTTCTTATATCTTTGTAATTCGTTTGATATGATTCTTAGTTTATCTAATTCTAAATCTTGATTATGTTCTTGTAAGTTATATTGTTGTTCAGCCGTAATACCTTTTAATATTGCAAGATTTACTATTCGAAGATATTCACTGTCTGTTGTAAATATACCATTGTGATCGTTTTCATAATCCGCATATCTTATTTCTTCTTTTATTCTTTTGCCAAAGTCTTGATAATGTCTACGTTGCATTACGTTTTCTTTTTTTATTCCAAGTCTTCTAAATGCTAGTGAGTGTAGTGTTCTAAAATAAGGTAGATCGTCTTCTTCTAAATTAAACTTTTTTATTGCTCTATCTCTTGCTTCGTATGCAGCTTTCTGTGTAAATGCAAAGTAGCCTACTTTGTCAGGATCTGTATTTTTAAGATAGTCATCTACTTTGTTTAACAAAGTCGTAGTTTTACCTGTGCCTGGTGGTCCTAATACAATTGTTTTCATTTATCTGTTGATTCCTTTATCATGTTTCTTAGACTAGTATTAAATTTAATTTCTTCGGAAGTTTCTTGTCTATGCTTTCCCTTGTTTATTAATTCTAATTTAGCATTTTTTTCATGATATTTTTTAAAAGCCTCACATATAGCCATTCCTTTTATATTATCTTTGTCAAATCTAGCTCCATCACTAGGATAATATTTTCCAAAAGGTCTTATGTAACTTTCAAAATCTACTCTGGAATGTATTTTCATAACTTGATCTGCAAAACCTAACATTAAATTTATAAAAGTAGTGTCTTTGTGATGAACTTCGTGAACACCTGATTGACCATTATTTTTATTGTATTTAAAATCTATTATTTGATCCTCAACAGATCTTCTAAACATATTCATTACAAAATTTCTATCAGAAGCATTGTCATGAATTTTAGGTGAACTAAAACAAACAGGTCCATTAATTACAGATGGATTAGATATGTATGGACGAAAACACCCATTAAAGTATTTATTTAAATGAAAATAAAAAGTATCTTCACCCCATTTCTCCCCAAAAGCATACTCTATGCAAACAATGTGAGGTCTATACGCTCTCCATCTATTTGGTTTTCTATAATATCTATCCATTAAATTTATAATATTGTTGCAATGATATTGATTTAAATATCCTCTATTCATTGTTTTTCTAATTTCAGTAAAATATTCTCTCGCACCGTCCCCATATTTTTTTGATTTTTTTTTAGTTTTAAATTCTTTTTCATATATAATATATGGTTTTTTATCTCCTAAAAAATCCAATTCTTTTGGTAGCTCTATCTGACCTCCCATTGAAATTGGTATGGTCGTTAATTGTTCAAAATTTATTTTTGCCATTAGTAAGGTGTCTCCTCTTTTAATTTTTTTTGTTTATATTCTTCCGTTTTCTTTTCAAATTCTTCTACCACATAAACTGATAATTTATTTTTACCAATTCGCTTATCTGTACAGCCACATTTTTCTCTCAACATTTCAGCTGTTCGTGAATAGCCGAGGTCCCAACGTTTACGCATTAAATGATTGTGATAAAATTTATCAAATACAAAGTGATGATAACCATTGTTGGTCCAAGTACCTCCTCTTGGTAAATCGTCTTTTGAATCTAGTTGTGTTCTATTTAAACAATATTCTCGTAAGTGATTGTATAATTGATCTTCTGTACGCAAACCTTCTGCAGGTTCTGTAACTTCCGCATTGTTTAATAGTATGTTTGTTATATGAACCCAATCTTTTTCTTTTAACGACGGCGGCCTATTTTTTAACTGCACCATACATGCCTCTTGAAATAAACTTTGTTGCCTTAAATGTTTTACACTTTCTAATTTTAATCTTTCTCCGTCTACATTAAGATAATAGTATGGGTCTTCTAAATCTATAACTTGTAGATCTGTAAGATTAGGAAATGAAACTTCCTCCCCGATACCATATTTTCGTGATTTACATAATTTTTTATCACAAACATTACACATAGGTTCTTCATTACATTTGTAGTGAAAATCATTTTTTTCATTGTTTTTTATTTTACCTAAAATTGTTTTTTGATCTAAAGGTGTAGAAAAATATTTATAGTTAAATTCAAATAATTTGTCTTGCCAATTATTAGGCCATTTTTTCTTTGCATAAATTATATATTGATACATAATTCGATCTCTACCATCATCTAATTTATTTTGAGTTAATGCCTCAATACAAGGAGGACCATCGTTAAATTCAGACTCTGGTCTTTTTATTTGTAATTCTTGTAATTGTTGTGATGTTATTTTTATTTTGTCATGCAATTCATAAAAACCTAAAAGACTAACAGCTTTTCCCTGTGAATTAAAAGCATATCTTACAGAATTTAAAGAATTAAAGTATGGTAAATTAAGAAAGTTTCCTGTATCATCTTGTGATTTTAATTCTGTCTGTTTTGGAAATACCTCTGAGTTACCATATCCTAGCACAGCTCTTATCTGCACTAGTTTATCTCGCATTAATTTTGCTGATACATAATCAAATGTAAATAAAAATACATGTGCACCACCAGATTTAGATCTACACACCAACAATGGTAAACTAAGTTGGTTTATTTTATTAACTAATTTTGCGTGATCAAATCCTGCATAAGAGTCAATGTCTATACAACCCCACTTGCATTCATTATCATCATTGATTGGTATGATACCTAGATTATCTTTTCCCTCTAAATGTTTTTTCCAAAGTTCGTCAGTTACTGGTTGACGTTTTACAAATGATTTACCTTTTACTTTAGATCCATTACCATTTGTATCTTCAACAATAGTGACACCATGCGCACGTTCTAAGCCTGTAAATATATTTTTAAATCTTTCTATCATATAGCGCTCTAATTAAGTAGGCGGATTCACTCTCGCTCCCCCGCCTACTACCTAGGATTCTAGTATGGTTGCTTAGACTCTGCTTCTTCTGAGCCGTGTTTAGCTTGGATCTCACCCTTACCTACACTTGTTGCAAAGCTTTTTGCCATTTCATAAATATTCTTATCTTGAACTGGACCAACTTTACTTACATCCCAACCAAACCATGTTCCTTTGTCATTAGACATTTGAACAGTGGATAGATTATAAATGTGGCTGTATGTAGGCGGAGTAAACAATCCATTTTTACCCTGCATTTTTATACCCATCATCATTGAATTCCATTTTCTACTAACTTTAAGTTGAGTAGATTTCATAGAAATCAACGCTGTTTGTGGGTTTTTACCAACGACAAGTACAAAATGACTGGCAGTGTTGTCCAGATAATTACCGTTTGGCAATCTATCTTTGTAGTCTTTACCCCTAGTGGTTTGACTAACTATATCACTGTCTGCCTCGTGAATTGCAACAGGTGCACCACTGCTGGTACCTCTGTCCTGCCATTCAATGTATTGTCTTTTATAATGACAAGGTACAACCTGAATACTGTCAAACAACTCGTTCGTAACTGTGTTGATTATCTTTCCAGGTTCTGCGCCCTCGACATATTTACCATCTCTTTTGTTTACCTCTGGAGATAGTTGTCCCAAAATTTTTAAGAA